TATAAAGCGTCCATATTTTTATTATAAAATATATGCGGAGAGTACCACGAGGTACAGGCGTCCCACTTTGTCGTTAGAAAATTATCTTTAATCAACCTAGACGAAGAGGTTGTTTTTATAAATTTCTTCATGTCAGTAAACGCATCTGCCACAAAGTTTAAGCACATTACATTTTTGCTTTTTCTTGATTTAACTTGTTTTAAAAACCTCTCATTGACATGCACAGTACTGTTTACAGAGTCAATACGACCATAAAACATACTCTTGTCGTTGTAGAAGCTGTAGGATGGTATATTTTCAGAATAAAGCTGGTCATAGACTTCTCTAAGCTGAAATGCTGCTTTGGGACTGTTGGCGTTGAGATTATCGATCTCTATGCCTCTAAATTTTTCATAAGCCATAAATTTGCCCCCTAGTAATATTCAAATTCCACACGAGTATTATAAGCCTCTTGCTTACTAGCTGGTATGATGCCGGTTGCAGTGACTGATGTTGTCCAATTTGGATAATAGGTGTGATTGATGCTTTGAACCATATAATATCCCCCAAGCCCCATGAGGTTGGAGACTGTATTCTGCTTAAATGGAGAGCCTAGCCCCCCAATAGTTGGATCTAAGTATATTGTGTTGCCGACAGATAATAAATTATTGCCAACCAATTCCACACTAACATCAAAAATTGTCCACAGTTGTCGCAATGGGTTGCCTTCATTCTCGAAATTCTTCACCACTGCTAGCGCCTCTCCAAAATCAACCTTCTGGAAAGAAAAGCCCTTAAGGAGACCTTTATCTGCGCCTATTAAAAAGTGCGGGATTCCCGCATCTAGATTCGCATCATACCTGTCCTCTTCTGATATCAATTCCATTTGTATGGCATGTTTATCCTCGTAGTATTTTTCATCATATATGATATAATATTCATGATACGAATCCCGAGCAGATTTTGAGAAAAAATAATTTCTTGGCTTTGTCTTTAAATTAGTTAGCCCATATATTCCATTGTTGTCCTGAAATCCGTCAGGAATTGAAGCAATTTGCCTAACTATATTCGGTCTATAATCCGAACCCTCTTGGTCGTTTGGTCTAGTTCCAAGAATCGATGTTACAAAGTTTTGCACGACATTCTTTAAAAAACTCATCAACGGGAAAATATTAATATTTTTATCAATAACATTTTTTTGAAACCAATCATCCCAAGCACTAGTTGCTATAGGTAGCTTTGCTATATTAAACGCTGAGATTTTTTGCCCTTTTATATATTGATATCCTGTGTTGTCCAAAACAATGCCATATCTTCGACCTACCATTTCCGTGTATACTCTGGGGTTGGTTCTTAAGACGGCTTCGATCAAATCTCCAAAATAAAAGTAAGTAACAGTATAATCTTTTTTATTGATCTTTGATAATTGCTCTTTTACTTTCATGGGCGGTCCAGAATTCTTGTTTGCTTCGGCCGCTGCTTCGGAGATGTAATCATTTTTTGGCTCACAATCAGGTTGAAGAGCTTTGTTTTCTTGTAAACCCAACAATATATCCAACTCCGTAGTTTTAAAAACCCTTATCATATCATTGTGCAACATGTAATCCCCAAGTTTTTTATACAGGGATATTTTATCTATTTGGGGCTTAAGCTCGTCTGCCTTGGCGTACTCCGGGTCTGCTTCAGGTGCAGCCAACAAATCTTTTAAACCTAGAATTTCATTCTTCTTGGTTCCAAAATATTCCATGTTTGCACTTGAATATTGGACCTGTATGTTAAGCTTTCCATCCGGGTCAAATTGCAAGTCATATCCTGTCAAGCCTAGAGTGTACATCTTTTCTTGAGTTCTCAAAGCATCACGAAGGTCATAAGATATCAATTCTGTGATGCCATCGAGTTCATATCCAACCTTCAGGACGATTTCGTAGTACTTTTTATCATTACTGTCGCTCACTTCTGTCTTATTCCAAGCGAGCATATCTGCGTATCTAAAGCCTTCCCCACGATCTTTAACTAAAGCTTCTGCATTGCCAAGAACAAAATTGACTGAGCAGTTCAACAGGCGGTCTGAGACGGCGGGATCCTGTTGGTCATAGGTGAAGGTGACGCCTTGTATACCCACATCATCTCCCCTTGATTGCCTATTACCAAAAATGTCTTCTATATAATTTCTAGAGTCCTGTGAATATGGCATGTAGATCTCATCTACTATTTGACCATCTTCGTTGGTATATATTTTCCAAAGTTGAATTTTTGGTACCAAAGATCCAAGCTCAATATTGGTCATCTCCAATATTCTTCTCATTTCTTGCTTTTCTATTTTAGTCAATTTCTGAGTCGGGCTCAGATTCGTGTCGACCTCTGTGGTCCTGATATATCTGGTTGGTGGAACACTAAAGTGTTCATTAGAATCTTTCAATATCTTTGGCAAAGAAGCTAATAAAACCTGCTGATTTGAAAGCTTTGGGGTTATCGTATTCCCTTTACTCATTCTTATACTCCGTAAAAGCTCATTACCCTTTCAATAGGGTGGGGAATGTAAACTACGCTTCCAAACCTCAAATCTGATTCAGTGGGCTTTTGGTTGAAAAAAGCAATGACCCACCACTTTGAGGGATCCCCGTAGCTACTGTGAGCCAACTTGTAATATTGATCTCCATATGCCCACACATGTGTAAGTATTGTCAATTGAGACATTTGGCTTGGACTAGGGTACTTTAAATTCCTCGTTCCATATTGCGTTACCTGATTTAAACCCCTGTCTTTAAAAATGTTGTGATATATTCTATCAGAATTAGTGAACACATTTGTTCCGTCATATCTAGATGTCATGTCTACTTTTCCTCACTAAGTTATTTAGCCGTTCGTTCCGCCGGTTTCTCCCCCTCCGCCAAGAGGTGGTGGTCCGCCAGTTCCACCAGTTTCTCCGCCGCCACCTAGAGGAGGGGCTGGCGTAGAGGGTGGAGGTGACGGTGCTGGTGGCTTGTTCCCCGGCTGCGAGGGCTCAGTTGCCGGACCTCCGGCCTGTCCGGGTACAGGAAGTGGAGATGACGCATCTCCAGCGGGGGCCGTATCATTGGGGTCTGGCGTAATTATGATGCCGTCGTTTGGGTCCGGCTCGTTGTTATAAAAAACCGAATCTAGACCTGCGTCTGCCAAAATTCCGCCTGCTGCGCCGACGAGGGCGCCAAATTCTCCCCCTAGTTTTCCGCCTAGCGCTGTGCCGATATCTTCACCCGTTCCAAGTTCAGGGAAGAGTTCAGCAATGAAGCCCGTGGAGGCTTCGAAGCCTTGATCATAGTCATGTAGCACATTAAAGCCCATACCTATATCGATCACTTTTGGATATATAAAGTTCCCCTGCTCTCCATCCTCGTATGCTCCGCCCTCAAAGTTTGGAGTCATTGAGCAGTTTGTTAAATATCCAACCAGAAAACCGCCGTCAACTGAGGAACCATAACTTTGAAGCAATTGCACATGCTTGATTGCAAGAATAGGAGGCGAGGCAATCGTTCTATAGTTTTGAATATTTTTATATGTTGGATACATCATGTTAGTCAAGCTAACTCTTTGCTTTCCACCTCTACCCAAAGTCTTGTTGTAATTAAATCTAGCCTCTGCTAAATTTGCCGCCGTCAATGTAAAATTTATCGTAATGCTTCTGCTTGTATTCTGATATGAAGGAATTGGGTCTGCTCTGCCATATACCTGTTCCTGACCCCATCCAACATTGTAGCTGTTTGAAAGAGAAGTCAAATCTGCAAATAGACCGATTTTCTTCTTACTTGGAACATGCATTATTTTGAGAAGCTGGTCTTTCCTAGCGACTGCCAGATGTGGATCCCAGTATTTTGTACCTGTAATACCCCCGAACTGATCGATTCCCATGCCAAGGACTTCTTTTAGCCACTCCTCAACAAAATCTCGTCCCCACTCCAAAACTTCGCCCACAGGTTGCTTGAGTGGCTGCGGCAGGTCTGCTATAACTCCTTTAAATATTGACATTTACTAATCTCCAGTATTAAACATACTTTTTATTGAGGTATTGCTCGGCTGCTTGTCCCACTACCCTACCATCTAATTTGACCGTTGTATAGATGTTTATAGGCTCTTTCGAGCCTCTTTTTTCAAGCTCATTGACAAAAGCGGTGGCCATTTGTGTTGCATTTTGCATAGTTTGCTCTGGGTCTTGAGCTGATCTGATTGTTGCCACCGGTTGGACTGGAGCATTTAATGCTTGAGTTTCCCCGGTTAGCTCTTCTATATCTGTTGTGAGGATTTCTGGGTTGTTTACTCTGTCTCTTATGACGCCTAGAATTTCTTTCACGCCATCAGGTATCGTTACGCCGAGAGCTTCGGCAGCTTTATCGGCGCCGCCTTTAAAGTTTTTCATGCCATCTATTGTAATGTTGATGCCTTTTTCAAGATTTGGACCAAAGTTTTGGAAATCAACGCCTCCGCCTTGCAAGGAGCCAACAATCGCCCTCTCGCTAAGGGATTCAAGCCTCTCAGCCAAAGTCACAGTTTTGTTAGCTAGATTTCTAAATTGTTCTGCGGCTTTTTGTTGAAGTTCTGTTGTCACGCCTCCTGCGGCAGGGGTGGCTGCGGAGGTGATTTGCTCCGCTTCATCTGCTGTTATCATCTCACCGGAGCCGAAGACCCTCATGGTTTCATCTCTTGTCATTCCAAACTGTTTGGCAAGGAAAGCAATTTTTGTTCTTCCTGCTGCGGTATCTGGATCGATGTCGATGCCAGATTGAATTAACTTATTTTGAACAAGTTCTAAGACTCCGGGCTCCCCAAGCGTATAGTAGGCAGTAACTAGCTCTGCTGGGTTTCTAATGACTGGCTTCCCAAAGACAGCATTGATTGCCTGTGCTGATCTTGCAGCATCGCTATATCCCGAGAATCTTTCTGCAAATCCCTGCAATGTCCCGATGTCCACTCTTGCTTTTTTTGCCATCAAAGAAAGCTTTCCAATATTCGCTCCCGCTTGTGCGCCGAACATAGCCATTTGTGGGATCACCTGTGCATAATCTTTTGCAAGCTCCTTGGGAAGAACACCAAGCTCGCTCATTTGCATTGTCAGTGATGAAAGCCCAGTTTTGGCCTCTTCGATGTTTTTCATGCCTCCAGTAGTGACCATTTGCTCTATTATATTTGCCGTTCCTGAAGCCCCCAACTTGTCCATAATAGCGGAGAATCCGGCAAGACTAGCAATTGTTTCGTCGTTCTCCATATTGAGCATTCTAAATTCATCTGATGCTGTGCCTACAAATTTCGCAACATCCTCTATAGGCATTTGCAATTCTTTAGCTTTTTCAATTAGTTGGGTTTGCAGATCAATCGATCCTTGCAATCCTTGCGTATATGGTATTAGGGATCTTCTGGCGTTGTCAAATTCTACGATTTGTTTAACTATTTCTTTGCCGGTTCTTGCTATCCCCATTCCAAGCTGACCTGCAACCGCTACTGTTGCTGCCATGGCGGCGGTAGCCGCTGCGCTACCTAGACCCAATTCTTGAAGCTTTTTGGTAGCTTCATCCATTGCGGCGGAAAGGTCACCAAAAAGACCGACTTCCAAATCAATTGATTTAGATAATTCTTCTGCTCGCTCTTTGTTAAGGTCTATTGACTCTTTAACAAACTCTCTTTCTGCTTGGTTTATTTTTTTTCTGGCGCCTTCGGAGACGGCGATATCTTCATCTAGCTGGGCTTTTCGCTTTTCAAGGGATTCTGTGCGTTGGGCGTCTTCTTGCTCTAATATCTCGCCGTAGGTTGCCTTAAAGGCTTCTATTTCTTGCCTTCTTTTGCTTTCAACTTTCTCAACCTCTTCGAGTTTTTTCTTATACCTCTCCAGTGCAGCTTCTGCCTCTTTAAACTGTTCAGATTGATCTGTTGGGAAATCGCCTTCTGCCATAATTTATTACCTTACTGGCCACTTAATTCCGGTCATTTTTTCAAATTCCGCAATTGCTTCTTCTAGCTTGTGACGCACACTCATCGCATCTGGGGAGCCCCCGTTTGATGCTGCTAGCACAGTGATATATTTCTCCTCCAATCCCAAGGCTTTTGCGAAAGCCCTAACTTTGTCTGGGGATCCAGAAACAGAAACCGGGGTGTGGCGTCCTGTTGTCATTGCTTTGAGTATTTCTTCAACCTTGTGTGCAAAGGTTTTAAGGTATCTCTCATTAAGCTCTAAGGAAAAATCAATATCGTGCTTTCCTAATTTATCTTCATTAATCGAATTCATAACATCATGCTCCTTTATGTAAATAGTTGTTTATTATAAAAAATAAGACCAAAAACATATGTCGTTGGTCTTACAAATAGTTACAGTTTTTTCGATGCAGACTTTTCTCTTTCGGATTTCTCTTCAAAATATCTGACTAGTCTTCTCAAAAACCATCTTCTAATTTTAATTGGGAGATTATAAGCTTCTGTAAAATGCCAATTTCCATGCATTTTTAAAGAAAAAATCTCCTCATAAACGGACTCAATATAGTTGCTCGTCAGGCCAAAAAAAGTCGATATTAATCGGTACCTCCAATTCCTGTTGATGATTGCATTTAGCACAGGAGTAGGGGCTTTGGACTGAAGCTTGTGGTACAATATTCTTGTACACAATTCTTATCCTTCTAGAATACCTAGCAGGAAGAGTCTCGATAAATTGATTAATGTAAGCTCGGTCTCTGTTTCCATTGACGGAAACAATATAAGAACGAAGACCATCTGTTACAATGGATTCTTGCAAATTATTTTTGCTTTTTGCAGCCGCTATTGAAGATAGTTTTTTTTCATCATGCCCATTTAGAGGCTTAACTTCTACAACAGCATTAATCTGTGTTAAGGAAAAGGAGAAGGTTCCGTGTTCAGTCTCTTCAACCGAAAATGTGTCATAAAACGACTCATTGACACCATTTGATGTTGTCGTTTTCGATAAATCAAATTTGTATTTTGAAACTGCGGAACACGCTGGGCACCCAACATCGGTTAAATACTCTGCACCGTATCCTGTTATCCTAGCGGCAATTAATATAGCGTTTTTGTCGCCAATTAAAAGGTCATTTGGGTCAACCTTGTCCATGAGTATCGATTGCAAAAATCGATCAAACACAACACCAGACTTAATCAAAGAAGATGAGGCAAGAATGTCCTCCTCTTTGGCAGTCATGTATTTTATTTCAACAGACTCCTTACCATGGAGCGGGTGGTCCGGAGGGTAATATTTCCCCTCTGAAGGCAGTTCTACAAATTCAGTTGGAACTGAAAATTGCATAGCTGGTGCGGAGAGTGCATGAGAGGGTTGGTCTGGAGGTGGCTGGTCTGGAGGTGGCTGGGAACCAGCCATTCTATCTAGATTGTTTCTTTCAGTCATTCTTTCCTCTTTTTAATATTGAAGACATGAATAACTATAACATAATTTAAAAAAATGTAAAGTTTTATTATGGGGCGAGAACTGCATCCGGTACTGGTGGGTTCTGAACTCCGGACTGGAATGGTGCTCTGCCGTCGAGTTTCTCAAGTGTTGCCCAGTCATACTTTAGAGTTACGCCAATTCTGATTATCTCCTCTTGGCTGTAATCGAATGACCCGTTTGAAACGCTTTCAATATATGCGTTTTTAAGAGTCCACTTTTCAACAGACTTGCCTTGACCATCAAAGGCTGTGATTGTCACCGGATTGAGTGCGTCAATAGCATCAACCTTGTTGACTGATCTAAAGTTGTAACCATCTCCACCAAACTGCTTATCAGGATATTCATAACCAGAGGCGTAAAGCATCTTTAACAAAATACCAGATGCATCAGGACTGATTGGGTCAACGGTCTCGAAAGACACAGGATCCCATGTTAGCCTGCCCGGATAGTTAAAAGTGTGATTGTAAAACTTGTGCTCAAGACTTGTTGTTTTGAACGAAGGTCTGTCAACCTTAGTAATAGTCCAAATTGGCAACCCAGCAACATCAAATGTAAATCTAAAAGATCTTTTTGGCTCACTAATTGGATTAGACCAAAAACTGTCCGCTGAATCAAAGCTGTCTGTATAAATTGGCATTTTTTTATTTTCCTCTTATGCGGTTTATTTTGTTTATACTATAAATAGTATTTAATTTATTTTTTTAGTCGTCAAAACTTGCACCAGTGTTTGTAATATTGAAATCAATGGCAATATATTCGATTGCTCTGGCTGGCTTCAAGAAGATTTTCGCATACAAAATGTTCCTATCAACCAACTCTGGTGTTGTAGTTGATTCGTCTAACACTACTTTGAAGTCTGTAAGACCGAACGCAGATCTAATGTTACTAAGGAATGGGTCGACTTGTGCTTTGAATCTATCCCATGTCGCTGGTACATTCTGGTCGAACAGCAAATTAGCCGCAATTCTAGAAACTTGCTTCTTAACAAAAATCATCAAGCGTCTTACATTGATTCTATCCAACGCAGATGGGGTTATTTGAAGTGTCTTTTGCCCAAAGACTACGATGCCCTCGTTCGGGAAAGAAGCAATTGGGTTAATGTTTGCCTCATAAAGATCATCTCTGTCAGCCGCTGTCAACTTAGAGCGAACATTTACCACAGGGAATCCTGCTGCGCCCTTGCTTAGTCCACCTCGGTTAAACCCTGCTGGTGCAAACCATACTGCTTTTTGCTTATCAGAAAATGCCATTGTTCCAATTGCTGCAATGGAGGGAGGTGCATAAAGAGACCCACCTTTAATATCATCTACAATTCGAACCCATGGATAATAGGCACAGCCATAACTAGAGTTAAGGGCTCTGCGCTCCATGTTGGATACAACATCTGCAACATGTGTTGCGCTAATCCTCTCTTGCTCTGTCTTTTTGCCTTCCTCAGATGCTGGCACATATCCACCTCTTGGGTCGATAATAGCCAAGGCGTCGGCTCTATCTTCACAAACATTAATCAAATGCTGTGTAAGAGGCTCATTGGTAACACCCGGAATTGTAACCAAATTCATTTCTACAAATTCTGGATCTGCCAAGATGTCAATTGCTTTCTTCACCGAGTAATACATTGCATATGCTGTTTCAGATCCGGCATTATTAGCTAAAGCTCTTAGATTATTGAAAGGCTCTGCTTCTGTTACATCAAGACCATCGAATCCACCAAAGAGAGGCACTGTAAACCTGTCATATCCTGCATCTAGGATGTCTTTGTAAGATCCGCTTCTCGCCGTGATTGATACACCTGCTGCTCTGGATCCTGATGCGTATGCATAGGCGCCTCCAGCAGATGCTGAAATGTCGTCAAGCGTAAACATGAACATTCTTTCTAGGTATTCATTCGTTGTGAATTGACTGTAATCGCTTGGCAATGCTGTTAATAGATCCAAGTTGCTTGCCTCGAATGTAGTATCGGCGCTTCCACTAGTGGTGCTGTATCCGAAATAAGCAAGAGTTGGGTCGCTCAGGTTTCCGTCACTAGCAGTAGCTCTCAAGAATACATCTGGGAACTTGATTGTTGCCTGAAGGTCGCCGAGATTCCCCGCCGAGGCTGAAACGATGTTATTGTTTGAGCCGGAGCCGAGATGAGTGAAATCTCCTCCTCCCCAAAGAACAGCGTCGGCCGGTGCGGCCCCAACTTTGGATTGTATCCACTTAAAAGAGGTGCTCGGATTTCTAAGGACATTAACCTCTGTGAGATCAATGGTCCCTGTGGGTCCGGACGCAGTGGCAGGTACAAATGAACCTGTTGCAAAACCTGTATTGGATATGTTATGAGATCCAGTACCAGCCAAAGCAAGTCTGAAGCCCTTTCTCTTTACTGGTCCTTGGGCACCAAATGGAAGCATTTCAGCATTGGTCTGCCCTAAGTCGACTTCGTTCGCCATTTCAATTCTAATGAAATTTGACTGGTTTGGGTATGATCCATATTCAACAATTCTCTTTTTTGTTTCATCCCATTTGTAGTACGCATCACCGACAACTGCTGCGACATAGTTTGTAGAATTTGGATTCAAATTACAATTATCGAATCTCTCAACAATTCTTGGAGATGTGTCATTATCAAACAATGATCGCAACACAACAGAGAATGTTCCATAAGGGTCAACATCTGCCCTGTTAGAATACTTAACATTTTCGATGGATATCTTGAAGGATCGCTGTTCTTGGGCTCCTTGGCTAAGTGTATGGAACTTGAACAAGCGAGAGATAATTGCTGTGTTATCTGCGTCAAAAGCTGGTGTTAGCTCGTTTTCCGAAGGTGTTGCGCTGCCCGGAGTCGTTCTTAAATCCTGACTGATGAAGAACCCTGTTTGCCCTTCTGCGGCAGCTTTCTTGAATTTCCAAGCATTTTTTGCATCTGCACCAAGAGGTAAAATGACACCGTAGCACTTAGTTCCTTGAATTACATCTTGGACTGATTTTTCAAATGTCTCTCCTAAGAAATAGTTTGAATCTGTGCTAGTCAATTGGTCATTTGTCTTAGTTGGGTTCGTATTAAAGACCTTTCTAGCGTAGTATTTTGAGTTCTTGTCAAAGTTAAACCTGAAGGTTTCAGAGGGAGTTCCTGTAGATTGCGACCCTGTTGTGAATATCTGTGCCGTAAATTCAAATCCCGGAGAAGTGCCTGTTGACGATTCAATCAGAACACCAGACCCGGAAACAACTGTTGATGAACCACCAGCAACTGTGCCGGAAAGAATCATTCCACCTTGGTCAAAATACCAAGTTGCTGCCAAAACACCGTCCGTGGATCCAGTAAGTCCAGCGGCAGGTAGGGCACCTGATTGTACCAAAAATAGACCGTATGCACCACCTGTGTTTCCCTCGGAGGCAGGGGCTGCGCCCATGCTCCAGCCAGCTTTGGCGTCTGTTTCATTTGAAGGATTTGCACTTTGATCACCCAAAAGCCTAACTACAGTGATCGGGGAGCCGTTCTTTAGCCATGCGGCTGCGGCATATGCTCCGTAAGTTGGACCGGTTGGAATACCACCTCTCCAAGTATCGCTAGCTTCTTCGCCTCTTACTGGTTCACCAAAAATCCGAATTAATTCTGATAATGACTCTACTCTAGTTGGTAAAAATGCCGGTCCTCTTCTGAATCTACCGATGACTACGGGACCAATTGGTGGCGCTACCCTCGGTAATTGTGAATTATCAATTTCGTTGATAAAAACACCGGGGGAAACAAACTTGAAATTCTTTGCTGACATTGTTGTGAGTCTCCTTTTATATTCTCTTGGAATAAAAACATTTTTTCTTTAATAAATAGTAAGGAGTAACTAGAAAGGACAAAATTATTCAATATAACCAGTTCTCTAAAAATAATGGAAAATCTATTCCCTATATCCACTAGCCAGATCGTGTTGCGGAATGTCTCCAAAAATGGCTTTTTCTCTTGGGATTCGGACCTCTACAGCGTTCTCTCTTATCGAGAACCTCGGTCTTTCGTCATTTGGACCATCGCCAACAAGATATCCCAACACTTTTATGTCTATTTTTGTCTCAAATCTTCGCTCTTCGCCATCCATTGCGCTAATATTGTTTGATTGTGAAAAATCGCCCTGTATAAACCCTTCATACTTGTGATCATCTCTTTTAAGCATTAAATAATTTATTGTTCCGGGTCGGGTAACGAACACTTGCACTATTTCATTCATTTGTTGTTGATATTCGGTTCTTAATGTTACTGTATAGGCAACATCCACATAGACAACTGGTGGAATAGATATCGTTTCGTATACGACTTTTCTTTTATCCGTCCTGCGAATAAACTTTGGACCTTTGGCGGGGCTAAATGAGGGGCTTTTTCTATTTTGATCTGCATTATTAAACTCTGAGGTTTTCTTTTGCTGAATTCTCCTAGCAATAATGGACCCTCCGCCTTTTGCATCCTGATTGATGAACTGATCTCCGTATCGAGAACCTCTTTTATTTAGATCTTTCGAAACCGAGGCTCTTTCGATAGTGATGACCGGCATTATTATCGATCCTTCATCATCACGAAGCTCTTTTCTGTCTTTTATTTGGAACGAGCGCTCAGAAGAGACCCATATAATTGGCACTTTTTCAAATCCCTTGTTTGTTGTTACATAGAAATTGACCTTATCATTAATATAGTCATAAATGGAATAATCTATTGTCTCAAGAGTGGAGGGGGCGAAGCTTAACTCTCTCAGCCCTTGAGGGTCTTTTAACGATGCTGGCTCGGGTGGTAAGTCCCTAAATTTTTCATCATGTGGCATCGAAAACCCCCCTTCTTGCTCTTGTGCATTTTGCTAAAATTTCCATTTTATGGTCGACTTGTCCGAATATTTCCGTTGGTTCGTTAAGAGATAGTATCTCATATAAGAAAGTGCCATACAAGAGGAAATCCCCCTCTCTAACATACAAATTTTGATCTTCGGTTAGCCTTCTCTTGTGAAAGAATACATCAATTGAAGATTTCTTGTCGATTCCCAAATTTGTATTCGTAGAATCAATCCCTTGCCATTGAACTAGCGCATGTACTCTTACCGGTGGTAGAAATGTCTTATTTATAGCCTCTCCATACAAGGGATGAAAGTTGGTGTGCTCAAGGCTAATTGGATAATAGAGTACAGTCTGACCTATAACTCGCTCAATAACCTCATCATTGATCTTCTTTACGAGATCTCTCTCCTTCTTTCCTGTAAAAAGAGGAGGGGGAGGATTGCTAGGTTGTGTCCATTTGTTTTTTTTAGCCACTGGTTATCTACCCCACAAATACAGGCAGAGGAACCCCCTGCATTGTTTTTACTGTGTTTTCTATTTCCTGCGCTGTCTCTTCAGCTAATTTAGGATATGTCATATCAGCCAATACGGTCTTTAACTCGTCTCTTAGTGCTGTCTGCTCTGTCTTGCCTTCCGAAACAAGGGCTGGACCGTTAAGAGTTACGCTATTTCCCGGTATAGGAAGTGATGCAAATTTGCTCCTGATGTTTCCAAGCATTTCTTTTGACACAGCCAGTGCAAACCTTCTAATCCACTGCTTACCAATTGAGTTAATGTTTAAATATTCAATATTCTCAAACGGTAAAGTGTTCATATTGTTAATACCTCGAACACCATCTTTGTCTTCCGTCTCATCCCACGCACTTGATTTTACACTGAATTCTACCCACATTTTGCTAGGACCAACACTAGTGGGATTCGGGAAAATCCTCAACTGATTGTTTTTAATCTCGTAAGAAAAGTGAGAGGTTCGGGTCCATATTGCATCTTCAAATGCCATAGCTTGAGCTTTATTCTGCCAAACTGGAATTACTTCAAAGGTGGAATCATCTGCATACTGACCATAGTAAGATAAATTTCCTACGGTATTTAATCCCCCATAATATCCATAAAATCTCCACATGGCATGTGGCGTCTTGTAAAACACCTTTCTAATTGTAACCTTGTTGTTTCCAACTGCGTTGTAGAAAGGCAGGCTTGAGTCAGCAGATGCAGATGCCTCTATAATTGCTTGTAAGTCATAATCTTGTTTTCCAACTTCTGTTGTAAACGATGCGGAGTATATTGGCACATCGCCTCCAAATCCACCTTCAGTAGCCAATGTATTTGCTACTCTTTTGCTATACTCAAAATTAAACCTTGGATATCTAGTCTCAATGTTTGATCCACTTAAAGCATCACCGCTAACCATTTCTCCATCTTGATCAAATGTCCCCGTTGGGTTACCAAGGAAGTCAGACATTGCGTTTTTGGCTTGATGGATATTGACAATATAAGAGTATTCCAAGACCGATTCTTCATATGCAGCATAGACTTGATATTCTGACAGTTCGATATCTAGGATATCGCCACCTAGCTTTTGATAGACATAGGCTACCTGATCGACTGCTCCAGAAATAAAAGCATTTGCTGCCGTATCTGTCCCTGCTTTTGTAACATAGATCCCATACGGAAGAGGATTTGTCGCAGAATTGACATTATCACTATTTCCAGTTATTGGTAAAATAGACACACTAGTATTGCTAGAAGGTGTCAAGGTTGGAAGAGCCATTATTTAGATCTCCTTATTTCAAAATAAAATACGCTATATATAATTAGTCTGCGACAATGTTTAAGGAAGGTAGAAAAGAAAAAAGCCCCGCCAAATTAATGACGAGGCTCTTTGTGTTACTTAAGATTATCTTGGATTATCCGAGAATATCTTGACAGATAACAAGACCATACATATCAGGTCTTACCATCTTCTTGGCGTAACGGGTCATGACACCCTTACGAGGTACGAAGTCCTCGACACCGAAGATAGTTGGAGTTACCTGAAGTGGCACATATGGTGCGTACACATATCCGCTTTCGAGGAATGATCCACCTTTTCTACCCACAAGAACAACATTCCGTGGGAAGTAAGGATCTACATACACTTCCCACTTCTTGCTCAATGATCCAACATTGACTGCACCAACTGTTCCTCTGTCGGAATCAGCAGTTACATTAGCTCTGAATCCAGCAGTGAACTCAAGGATGTTTGCAACTTCTGGTGAACAAACAACGAAGTTAGCGCCTCCACGGAGTGTCTTTCTGTGGATTTGAGCAGATACATCGTTAATGGTTTCGATCAATGTCTCGTACCATTCGGAAACGGTACCAGTGAAGTCTGCACCCATCAATGATTCGTTAGCAACATTTCCACCAACCTGTGCTCCAGTCTCTCTGTTTACAAAGCGACCGGGACGACGAGACCAGTAGTATTTACCAGCAGTTGCGCCAGAGATGAGGTCCTTAAGGATCTCTCTATCAATCTCAAGAGCAATTTGCTCAGAGAGAATGCTTGTAAGCTCAACTTCTGCATCAAGGTTGTGGTATGCATTGAGGTCTTGACCCAATTCTGGTGTCCACTTAGCCTTGAGCTTCTTGGTTACTGCTGTCACGCTGACGGAATCAACTTTGATGTTGAGTTCTGGAATATTGATGTTATCTTCAAGACCCCAGTCGTCATCACCTGCAACTGCTCCGATAGCTTCGGCTGCACCTGCTGCTGGTGTTCCGCTGAAGTTATCAACGAGTGCAAATGTAGAATCTGCGGTTTGTGCTATAGCAGCATTCAAGCTTGCTTGAGCGGCGGCATCGGTAGATGATGTGGACACGAAAACAAGATTTAATGTCGATTGGCTTGACCCTGTTGCAAAAGAAGTTAATCTTCTTTGGAGAAGACCAGCTCTACCTGCTGCTCCGTCGTGAATAACATCCAATCCAATAAGGTTGTCCAAGTTAAACTTTGTGCCATTGGAACCAGTAAACTCAGAAACATTCACAGTCGCAACAGCAACTACAGAACCAGATGGAATATCCGGATCGTACTGAGCTAATTTGTGAATTCCGGCGCTTGCATCACCCGGATAAACACCGTGTGCGGCGAGGGTGAAGCGAGCTGCTGCATTAGCCTTTGAACCAGTTGGTGAAGCGTATCCATTATTAAGACCATAAAAGCCTTTTTCTGGATTACTCGATGAGAGAGCAGTGTTGTTAAGCACAGTGGAATCAAGCTTTGTCTGACCCAAGTTAACACCACCAGTCAACTCCTGACCTACAACTCCACCACCATAAATAGAATCGTTGGCAGCGGCACCTGCTGCTGCTTTTCCTCTATCATAAGTAAAGTCAAGGAAGAAGATGAGTCCCGATGGGAGGCTCATTGGCTGAACACTAACAAGATCGTTAGCAATCAAAGATCCGAATACACGGCGTACAATTGGAAATGCAACAGATGCAAAACCTTCAACATCACCCTGACTCATTGCAGAGGATGCTTCTCTAAGAAGCTCTTTTGCTTGGTTTTCAAGCAGGCGAGCCATAGCGTCTTTAGAACGCTCGTTTTTCATTCCCTCAAGAAGTCCAGTGTTTTCCCACTTCGCAAGCAGGGCAGCACCTTCCTTCTGGAGGTCACGATTAACAATACCTTCTGTTAATTTTTCTAATACTGACATAGTTTTATTTCTCCTTTTTTATAGTTTAATTAATTCCAGCCAAACGCTTCGTTC